GTTCTTCCGGTTCGCGTCGCACCTGCGCCACTACAAAGGCCAGTGGGCCGGGCAACTCATCACGCTCGAACGCCATCAACAGTTCCGCCTCGGATCGGTGTTCGCGTGGGTGCACCGCACGACCGGGCTGCGGCGGTTCCGCACCGCCTACAACGAAGTGCCGCGCAAGAACGGCAAGTCGCTCGAAGCCGCCATCGTCGCGCTCTATGCGACCTTCTTCGACCACGAGGCGGGCGCGGAGGGCTACTGCATCGCGACGAAGCGCGAACAGGCCAAGATCGTCTTCAACGACTGCAAGCGACTGGTGCAGTCGAGCGGCCTGCGCTCGCGCGTCGCCGTGCTGGTGGCGAACCTGCACCGCGACGACACCGCCTCGAAGCTCGAACCGCTCGGCGCGGACCGGGACTCAACCGACGGCCTGAACCCGCAGGTCGTGACCATCGACGAAGCGCACGCGATGAAACATCGCGGACTAATCGACGTGATGGAAACCGCGACCGGCGCACGTGAGCAACCGATCATCAATTGGATCACGACCGCAGGCACGGACCCGTTCACGCCGTGCGGTGAACAACACGACTACGCCTGCAAGGTCCTCGACGGCGTGATCACCGACGAGACGCTGTTCGCGTTCATCGCGCACGCCGACGTCGACGACGACCCGTGGGCCGAGGCGACGTGGCGCAAAGCCAATCCGAACTTCGGCGTCTCGGTGCTGCCCGACGACCTGCGCGCGCTGGCGACCAAAGCGCAGAACATGCCGCCCGCGGCGGCGGCGTTCAAGCAGAAGCGCCTGAATCTCTGGGTGCATACGTTGACGCCGTGGTTGTCGCTCGACGGATGGCGGCGCGGGCAGTCGACGACGTGGACGCTCGACGACCAGCGCGGCGAGCCGTGCTGGGTCGGCATCGATATGTCCTCAAAGATCGACCTGACGGCGGTCGTGCTCGTGTTCCCGCCGACCGACACCCGGGCGACGTGGCGCGTCGTGCCGTGGTGCCTCACGCCCGAGGACACCCTCGACGACCGGGCGCACCGCGACCGCGCGCCGTATCGGCACTGGCTCGCGTTGTCGAAGTTGGGCCGCACGCTGCGCACCAATCCCGGCAACCGCATCGACCAGTCGCTGGTCCGCGCGATGGTGCACGAGGCAGGCGAGCGGTTCGACGTGCAGCAGATCGGCGTCGACCCGTGGAACGCAGGCAACCTGATGACCGACCTGCACGACGACGGGTACCAAGTCGTCGAGGTGCCGCAGAACCTCGCGCAGATGTCGGGGCCGTCGAAGGACTTCGAAGCCGACGTCCTCGACGGACTGGTCGACGCGGGCAACGATCCGCTGATGACGTGGTGCGTGTCGAACGTGGTCGTGCAACGGGACTCGAAGGACAACATCTACCCGACGAAGAAGCGCAGCCGCGGGCGCATCGACCCGGTGATCGCCGCCCTACTCGGGCGCAAACTGGCGGGTGCCGCGCGCGCCGAACCCGACGCCGAAGATCCGGAACTGGTCGTGGCGTGACATTTCCACGGTATACGGCGGTGGGGCATCGGTCCTACTATCGCGGCCATCCCGTGAGTGCCGACCCACCGCCGCGGAAACCGGGACGCCCGCCGCTCGACCCCAACGACCCATCGGTACGCGTCTGCTTCCGCCTGCCCGGTCGCCAGTACGACGACCTGTACCACCGCGCGCAACGCGAACGCACCGACGTCGGCACGATCATTCGCCGCCGCCTGCGCGACGACGACAGCGACACCGACGAGTAGTTCCGCCATCCAAACTAGACGCGCGCACTGACCGCGCCTGACACTCGCTGCCGATGTGGGGGTGGTGGTGGCGATTACTCGGTGCGCCGCCCTGCATCCTGCACACCGTCATCGTCAATTTGAAAGACGACCCGACCACCGCGCTGCAGGGCGTGTTGTGGTCGGCGCACGGACCGTGGTTCACGCTGCGGCACGCGTCGATCCTGAAAAGCGGCGACGCACCCACCGCGGCCGATGGCGAACTGATCATCCACCGCACCCACGTCGCGTTCTTCCAAGTGGTCGAGCCGTAAGCCATGCCGATTGTGCTGTCCGGTGGTCAACTGCGCGCCGTCGAGAGTCCCGCGGCCCGAGGGTTCGAGCCGTACACGACCGGGCCGACGTCCACGTGGATGGGTCTCGGGGGCAACGCCGCCGCGTTCGCGCAGATCTACGCGACGCAACCGAACGTCCGTACCTGCGTCGACTTCCTCGCGCGTGGGATCGCCGACTGTGGGCTGCACGTCTTTCGGCGCATCAGCGACGACGACCGCGTGCGCGTCGCCGATCATCCGCTCGCGCAGTGGTTGGCCCGCCCGAACTACGCGACCACCCGCTATCGGTTGTTCGAGAGTCTGGTCGGCGATCTCGGGTTGTACTTCAACGCGTATTGGCTGAAGGTCCGATTGCCGGAGCGGCGCATCGGACTGGTGCGCCTGCCGCCCGCCGATATGGACGTGCCCGGCGGGCTGTTGCCCAGCCACTTCGTCTACACGCCACCCGGTCAACCGCCGCAGACCATCGACCTCAGCGAGGTCGTCTACTTCAACGGCTATAACCCGCTGAACGACGTCATGGGGCTGTCGCCGCTGGTCACGCTGGCGCGCCTGCTCGCCGAGGACACTGCCGCCGCCGAGAACCGGGAGACGTACTGGCTCAACGCGTCACGGGTCGAGGGCGTCATCGAACGGCCGATGGCGGCGCCGAAGTGGACGCCCGCGCAGAAGCAGTCATGGCGGGAACAGTGGCAAGCGCGGCACCACGGGCCGTCGAGCGCGGGGTCGGTCGCCGTCCTCGAAGACGGGATGACGTTCCGGCAGGTCTCGTTCTCGCCGAAGGACTCCGAGTACATCAACGCGCGCAAGTTGACGCGCACCGAGTGCGCCGCCGCGTACCACATCCCGCCCCCGTTTGTCGGCGACCTCGAACACGCGACCTTCAGCAACATCAAAGAACAACACAAGCAGCTCTACGCCGACACGCTCGGGCCGTGGTTCACGATGATCGAACTCGCGATCACGCTGTGGCTCCTGCCCGAGGCCGACGACAGCGATGACATCTACGTCGAGTTCAACATCGCGGAGAAGCTCAAAGGCCAGTTCGAAGAACAGTCGACGGCGTTGTCGGTCGCCGTGCGCCGGGCCTTCATGACGCCGAACGAGGCGCGCGCGCGGCTCAACCTGCCGCGCATTGCGGACGATGCGACCGCCGACCAGCTCGCGCCGCAACAGGGGGGACCCGCCAGCGCCAGCGCGCCCGGCGGCGACCCGTTAGTCGACGCGTTGGGCGACCCGACGGCGACCGACGACGCCGCCGCCACGCCGCAGCAAGCGGCCGTCGCCACCGTCGCCCGGGCGCACTTGGTCCGACAGGCGGCACGCCTGCAGAAGGTCCCGGTCGAGGCCCGCGCCGAGGCGCTCGACCACACGCGTTGCACCGAAGAACTCGCCGCCGATCTGCTGCCCATCGTGGGCAACCGGCCCGACGCGATGACCTACGCCGCCCGCATCACGGACCACACCTACATGCTGCTGATGGAAGGCCGCGATCCGTTCACTGCGGATCGTGCCATCCCCACGGCGGCCGGAGGGGCTGTATGACGACGCCGCGGAACTATACGCACCTCGTCGCGTTCGCACTGGAGCACCCGTGGGCGATCACGCCGCCGATGCGGAGTCTGATCGCGGACGTCCTCGCGCGCCGGATCGCCGGGATGGACGCCGACGACGCCGCCATCGGTGCCGCGCTCGCCGCGCGCTCGACGCGCGAGGTCGCGGTGCCGTCGGGCGGGATGGTCGCCGTGATCCCGCTGTTCGGCGTCGTCGCCCCTCGCATGAACTTGTTTACCGAGGTGTCGGGCGGGACGACGTTCGAGGCCCTGACCGCGCAACTACAGGCGGCGGTCGCGGACCCAAACATCAAGACGATTGTCTTCGACGTCGACTCGCCGGGCGGCAACGTCGCCGGAGCCAGTGAGTTCGCGCGCGAAGTGTTGCGCGCCCGCACCATCAAGCCGGTCATCGCGCACGCGAACCACCTGATGGCATCGGCCGCGTATTGGGGGATGGCGGGCGCAACCGAAATCGTTGCCTCGCCATCGGCCCTCGTCGGATCGATCGGCGTCTACACGCTGCACGAGGACATCAGCGCGATGCTCGGCGAACTGGGCGTCAAGCGTGAAGTGTTCTCGGCGGGCAAGTACAAGGCCGAAGGCGTCGACGGCGGGCCGCTCTCCGACGATGCGAAAGCGCACGTGCAGAGCCTTGTCGATGGCGCGTACGGGCGCTTCGTCGGCGACGTCGCGAAAGGCCGCGGTATCAAAGCCGCCGACGTCCGCAACGGGTACGGCGAGGGTCGCACGCTGAGCGCCGATGCGGCGCTGGCCGCGGGCCTCATCGACCGCATTGCCACCTTACAAGACACGCTCGCGCGGGTCCTGCAACCGACGACCGCTCGCGGCGTCGGCACCCGCGCCGAGGACGACGCACCGCCAGTGGTCACAAGCCCGCCGCTTCAGGAACCACTCGCCGCGCGCGACCCGGCCCTGTACGAGTTCGAGAGGCGAGCACTCGCGCTGAGATTGGAACAGCTCCGATGAAACTAGCCCAGCTCGAAAGCGATCTCGCGGCGGTCTCGACGAAGGCGACCGCGCTGATCAACGACATCGGCCATCGGTGCGACTCGCACGTGGTCACGAACGCGGATGGCAGCACCACGACCGGGCGCGCCATGACGGCCGACGAGAAGGCCGAGATCAATGCCGTCCTCGCGGAGGGCGCGACGATCAAAACGAAGATCGACGTCGCCCGCGGCGACGCGGACTTGCGCAGTCGGGTCGAGGCGCTGAGCGGCACCGCGCGCGCCACCGGTCTGCCTGCGGCCCCGACGGCCGACCGGCGCACCATCGGTCAGCAGTTCACGCAGCACGCCGACATCGTGAACTTCCTCAAGCACGGCGGGCACCGCCGTAACGGCGCGTGGGCCTCGCCGCCGGTCGAGTGCTTCGGCCCGATGCAGGCCACGACGCTCACCGAGGATCCGGCGTCGGGTGGCAAGCTGCTCGTGCCGCAGTACCTGCCCGGCATTCAGCCGGTGATGTTCAAGCGGCTGGTCGTCGCGGACCTGATGGCCTCTGGGCAGGCGTCGTCGAACTCCATCGTGTACATGGTCGAGTCGACGTTCACGAACGCGGCGGCGGCGGTCGCGGAAGGCGCCGCGAAACCCGAGAGCGCCCTCGTGTTTGATCAGAAGACGGACCCGGTATCGAAGATCGCGCACTGGCTCCCGGTCACCGAGGAACTGCTCGAAGACGTGGCCGCGATTCAGTCGTACATCGATGCGCGCCTGACGCTCGGCGTGCAGCTCGCCGAAGAGGATCAGTTGCTCAACGGCAACGGCACGCCGCCGAACCTGATGGGCATCATGAATCGGGCAGGCCTCGCCACGGCGGTCGCACGCAACGCGGGCGCGACCCCGCCCGAGACGAACGCCGACGCGATCCTGCGGCAGATCACCGCGATTGCCACGACCGCGTACGTCTACCCCGATGGGGTCGTGATGAACCCGACGAACTGGTTCACGGTCGCGACCTCGAAGGACACCACCGGGCAGTACTTCGGTGGCGGGCCGTTCTCGTCGCTGCCGACGGCGACGCTGTGGGGCACGCCCGTCGCGGTCACGCCGTCGATTGTCGCCAACACCGCACTGGTCGGCGCGTTCGGCACGATGTCGCAGGTCTTCCGCAAGGGCGGCATTCGCGTCGAGGCGTCGAACAGTCACCAAGATTTTTTCATAAAGAATCTTGTCGCGATCCGCGCCGAGGAACGGCTCGCGCTGGCGGTCTACCGGCCGGGCGCGTTCGGCAAAGTGACCGGGCTGATCTGAGTCCGGTGGGAGGGGTGCGCCCGTTACCGCGACGGGTGCACCGCTCGACGACGTTGAAGGAGTGGATGCGATGACAGACGAAGCACCGACGACGACCGACGAACCGACCACGCAGGCGGAACCGACGCCGGGCTGGAGCAACTCCGCACCGAACAGCGGCATCAGCGCCAGCGAAGGCCCGCCGACGCCCATCGACATGACGCCGCCGGGCTGGAGCAACGTCGGACCCGGCGCGACCGGCGCGACCGCGGGCATTCCCGGCACGTGGACGCCTGCGCTGTCGGAAGCGCCGAACAAGTTCACGCAGATGAACGCGATCACGGCCTCGCCCGCGACGGCGTGGACGAGCGGCCAGTACGTCACGCTCGGCGACGGCACGTTCGCCTATTGGGGCGGGGCGGCGTGGACGTCGGGAAAGAAGCCCTGATGCGGTTCTTTTTCTCGACGTCGGCGTTCGGCGATCCGGGGCCGTGCCCGGTCGACGATGCGCCACACACGACCTGCACGAGTCCCGACTACACCGGGGCGAGCGCGCCGATCGTCATCCCACAGATGCCCTGTCGCGACGCGCTGCCACGACCGGCGATGACGCTGCCGCCGGTCACGTTACAGCCGGGCGAGTTCACGACCGCCACGTACCGCCGGGCGGCGCACGGGCGCAAGCGGGGATCGCGGGGCTGATCCATGACTGACTTCATCGCCGCACCGTGGTTCACGCCGCCGGTTACGTCGGTGCTCGTCGTCGCACCGACGGAGGAACCGTTGACGCTGGCGGAAGGCAAGTTGCGCGCGGGCCTCGACTGGCCCGACGGTGACCCACGCGACGACCTGATGAAGGCGTTCATCGCCGCCGCCCGCGCAAAGGTCGAACTCGACACCGGCCTCGCGCTACTGACACAGACGCGCGCGATCACGTTCACCGAGGGCGTGTCGTGGTCGACCGAGAGTGCGTATCTCCCGCTGCCAATGCAGTCGCTGCCGTTGCAGTCGTTGACCGACCCCGATGGCAATCCGTTTCCGTCGACGTTGTGGCGCAGTGGATTCGCCCAACGCGTCTCGACCCTGCAGGTCGGCCCCGCGGCGCGGCTCGTGTCGGGCCGGTGGCTGGCGGTCGCCGGGTGGCTCGACGTCGCCGCCCTGCAGCGCGACGCGCCGCTACTGGTGCAGGCCGTCGGGATGCTCGTCGGGCACTACGCCACGGTCGCGCGCGACCTCACCATCGTCGGCACCATCGTCGCGACCACGCCGATGGGCTACGACGCCTGCATCGACCCGTATCGACTGGTGATCCTCGCATGATCGGATCGCGTGCGGCGTCCATCGCTGAGCGACCGCACCGCGTGTCGTTGACCGGTCCGGGTGGCGACCCGGTGCCCGACGGTGACGGCGGGTACACCGTGCCGGTGGCGGCGCTGACACCCGGCACCGTGTGGGCGCGCGTGGCCGCGGTCACCGCCGCCGATCTAGAACGCGTGACCAACGGCACCGTGCTCGCGTCGGCGACGGTGTTGATCACGATGCCGTTCCATCCCGGCGTCAACAACAACACGCAGGTCGCGTGGAGCGATGCCGCCCTGCGGCCACACGTCGCGAACGTGGTCGGCGTCATCAACATCGACGAACGCTGCGTCGACATGATCGTCGGTGCCGTGGAGATCGTGCCGTGAACGTGCGATGGAACGGCCTCGACGAGTTCCGCGAACTGCTGCGCGACTTGCCCACGGCCCTGCGGGACGACGCCGATGACATCCTGATCGAAGCCGCGAACCGCGCCGAGGCCGAGATCCGGCGCGGGTACACCCGCGGCAAAACAGGCGATCTACTGGCAGGCCTCTATCAAAACCGGCGCAGTGGTCCCTTCGGGATCGCGATCCGGTTGATCAACAAAGCCGCCCACGCGTGGTTGTGGGACAACGGCACCGAGGCCCGGCACTACACGACGACGCGAGGGAAGCAACACGCGACCGGCGCGATGTGGGGGAAACGGCCCGCCCCGCACACCTTCGACCGGGCGGTACTGGCCTCGCGTCGCCGCATGTTCGACGACTTGAAAGCAATGATGCGCGCGCATGGTCTTGAGGTTCGTGGCGAGGACGATGCCGCCGCCTGACACGAGTGCGATTGACGCCGCCTTGCTGACGCTGCTCGGCAACGATCCGACCCTGCGCGGCCTCGCACCTAACGGCGTCTTCTTCGACACCGCGCCGAGTGGGTCGACCCGGTTCGTGATCATCTCCCTCGTGGAGGCGTTCGACGTCGGCCAGTTCGGCGGCACCGCGTACGAGGATCTGCTGTACGCCGTCGAGTATCGCGAGTTGAAACAGGCGGCCGTGGAAAGCACCGCGCGCGCCGCGGCTCAGCGGATTCGGG